GATGCTGAGACTAAATTACGCCTAGAAGCTAAAATAGCCATACTAGATAACAATGAGGCACTGGCCAAGAAAATTAACGCTGAGTTAGAAGCTGGAAAATCCGCAACAGATTTGGCTAAAGCCTTTGGTGGTGCTACATCCGCTTTAGATATTCAAATAGCCAAGTTGCGTAATATGACTGACGATATAATTGCCAAACTTAACGCCAAAGTAGCAGCTGGTACGTTCAATCCTACTGGCTATAACTTGCCTGGACTTCAACAATTATTCCAACCAGCACAAGGCGTATTAGGTAATGTTGATTACACAGTGCCAATGGGTAGCGGCAATCCAGTCTATGCTCCAGGCAACTTTGCAACACCAATGAGTTATGGTGATTTAAGAATTACCGTTGATACTGCACAAGCAGGGGATCAATTATCTCAATGGGTTGCTGATATGATTCAAAATGCACAGCGCACTGGCTACGGCACTTCTTCCGCAGGATCTATTACTCAATGACCGTACCAGTAATTAACGCCATTATTAACTTCAGCACTGGTGCTGCAACTGCCCAGGCTATGATCTTTGATACTGGTATCTTTGGCACAAACGTCTTTGCAGATTCAGCAGCCGTAATTGTTGATGTATCTGACCAAGTTATGTCTGTGCAAACTAAGCGTGGTCGTAATGCGCTATCAGATCAATTCCAAACGGGCAACCTAACACTGCGCATAGTAGATCAGAATGGCGATTTCAACCCACAGAACCCGCTATCGCCCTATGCGGGACTCCTTAGCCCAATGCGTAAGGTGCAGATCACTGCTACTTACTCAGGCGTTGTTTATCCAATCTTCCAAGGCTTTATTACAAGTTATGTAACTACATATCCTAAAGATGCAGAAGATGTTGCATATACAACTATCCAGGCTGTAGATGCATTTAGATTAGCCAACAATGCTCAAATCAGCACAGTTACAGGTGCAACTGCTGGAGACTTAACTGGCACACGCATTAACCAAATCTTAGATGAGATCGACTGGCCTAACTCTATGCGTGATGTGGATGCAGGTTTAACTACAGTGCAAGCAGATCCTGGCACTAACCGCACAGCACTACAGGCTATGACTACAATAGAAAACAGCGAATACGGCGCACTATATGTAGATGCTAGCGGCTCGTTTGTATTTCAAGATAGATCAGTAACTGTTAGCTCTATTGGCGCAACACCAACACTTTTTGCAGATGATGGCACTGGTATCTATTACAAAGATGCTACCTGGATTCTTAACGATGTTTTAGTATTTAACAAGGCAACAGTATCTAGAACAGGCGGCTCACCACAGGTTGCAACCAACCAGGCATCTATTGATAAATACTTCTTGCACTCCTACTTCTTAAATGACTTAATGATGCAGACCGATGCCGTAGCCCTGGACTATGCCCTGGCTTATGTGGCATCTAGAGCTGAAACCAGTATCCGAGTGGACTCTATTACCCTAGATCTATACACGCCTAACTACAACGCAGGCATCCTGGCATCCTTGCAGCTTGACTTCTTTGACCCAATCACAGTGCTGACCACCCAGCCAGGTGGCTCAACCATACAAAAGACCCTACAGATTTTTGGAGTGAGCCTAAATATCACCCCAAATAGTTGGAAAACCACCTTCACAACGCTAGAACCGATCATAGATGGGTTTATAATAGGCAACGTAGATTACGGTGTCTTAGGGCAAAACGTTTTATCTTATTAAGGAGTAGAAATGCCATCAGGTTTACCAGCCGTAACAGGCGATGTATTAACAGCAGCCAACTATAACTCTTTGGTTGCCTTCACAGTAGGCACAGCCAACACCACAGATTACACAGCTGTACTTGCAGATGCTTACCAAGTACTAGAGGTAATGAACAAAGCAACCGCTATTGCCTTTAAGATTCCAACAAACGCTTCGGTTGCGTTTCCAGTAGGTACAGCATTAACAGTATTAAACATTGGTGCTGGTACTTGCACAATTAGCGCAGTAACACCAGGTACTACTACCGTTCTATCAGCTGGTGCTACAGCAGCTTCACCAACACTTGCACAATATAAGTCAGCAGTTTGCATTAAGACTGCTACCGATACTTGGTATGTGGTGGGCGGAATTGCTTAATTCAATTTTTGGAAGCTTGAGTAGTGGTGCGGCGGCTTCTACCAGCGCAATTTTAATGGCTGTAAGTGCAACACCTTATATTGAGGCTTATGCTTGGTCTAGTGGTTTTGGTAGTAAATATTCAAATCCAGCAACCTTACCTACTGGCGCAGGCAACGCTTTAAATTTTAATTCAACTATCAATGTTGTTGCTATTGCTTCACAAAATACTCCTTATCAAGCCGCCTACCCTTGGTCTGTAAGTACTGGTTTTGGTAGTAAATATTCAGATCCAGCAACCTTACCTACTGGTTCTGCTAATGGTGTTGCTTTTAATTCTGCTGGAACAGTCATTGCATTAACACATAATACTAGTCCCTACATTTCAGCATATCCTTGGTCAAGCGGGTATGGCACTAAATATGCAAACCCAGCAACTTTGCCATTAAATGATGGTTATGGAGTCGCATTTAATCCTGCGGGTACTGCAATAGCAGTTGGTTATAGCACCACTTCACCATTTGTATCTGCTTATCCTTTTAGTTCAGGGTTTGGAACTAAATATGCAGATGCCGCCACACCACCGACCGGTATTGTAAACAACATTACTTGGAATCCTGCGGGTACTGCAATAGCAATGGGGCATAACACTTCACCATTTATATCTGCATATCCTTGGTCTAGTGGCTTTGGCACTAAGTATTCCAATCCAGCAACCCTACCTCCTAATACTGGTAGAGGTATTACATTCAATCCTGCGGGTACGGATATTGTTGTTATGCACACTACTACACCATTTGTATCTGCTTATCCTTTTAGTGCGGGTTTTGGTAGCAAGTATGCTAATCCAGCAACTTTACCTACTGGCAATGGTTATTCTGTTGCTTTTAATGCAACAGGAACGAACATTGTTTTAGGCCACAACACTTCACCTAATATTTCTGCATATCCTTGGTCTGCTGGCTTTGGAACTAAATATGCAAACCCAGCAAGCCTACCTTCTGGATTAGCGTACGGAATTGCGTTTTACAACTAACAAAGGAGATATAAATAATGCCAACAAATGAAACACAATTAACCCCAAAAGAAGCAAGACAAATAGAGGTTGATTCTTATTCTGCAAACATCGCAACATATAAAACGCTTCTTGCTACCCTTGATGGAAATTGGGATGCTGATTTAATTCACTTAAAAGATATTGAAGCGCAAGAGGCAGCTCGCCAATGCCCAATGGATAAACTTGCTCGTCTTGCTGTCTTGCAACAATTTGACCAAGTGACCAATTTACTAAAAACTGAAATTGTAGAATGCGCTAAAGCTCAGGCAATTTTAGATATTCTGTAATGAAACCTTGGTTATGCGCAGCTGGAGTCGAGCTCAGAGATGCAGTTAATACCTGGTATCCAGATCGCAGGACTACCACTGATGGGTGGATCGGTGATGCTCGTCATGCCAGGCGAGGAAACACCTCAGATCATAATCCAGACATCGATGGATGCGTACGAGCCATTGATATTGATGCTCGCTTGGATTCATCCGAGGGGCTCTCAATATATCTGGCTGACCAGATCAGAGAATGCGCAAAAACCGATAAACGCATATCTTACGTAATCCATAACGGCAAGATAGCAAGCAAGATTTTGGGCTACAGGTGGAGAACCTACAAGGGCTACAACAAACACACTAAACACATACACATTAGTTTTACAAAGGCAGGCGATAAAGATGGCAGGCCGTTTGATATACCACTACTAGGGGGCAAAATATGAATATGAAAAATCCTTACATTCTAACTGCTGGTGCATTTCTATCAGCTTGGGCAGCATCCAATTTTGCAGCTGACTATCGCTCAATTCTATGGGCAGTATTAGCAGGTGTATTTGGTTATGCAACTCCAAAGAAATGAGCCCAACAGAATGGGCTGGTTTTGGCGCAGGCGTTATCGCCGTGCTATCAGGCGTGCTAATCGGATTACGTTTTCTAGTTAGAGGCTGGCTTAATGAGTTGCGCCCTAACGGTGGCTCATCTATGAAAGATCAATTAACACGATTAGAACAGCGTGTCGATGATCTCTTTGTCTTAATCAGTAAGCGATAATTTTATTATGGCAACTACACGCAA